ACTGGCATAAACTATAAATCTTTGGAATACTTGTGTAAAATATATACAGTTAAAGATTCTATTGCTATGTTTGAAGGAGTACAGGTAATGGAATACGAAGCATTGAAACTTATGCAGAAGGATAAAAAATAATGGCAGGTGCAGACAAGACTACTAATTTAGAAGTTGTTTTTAGAACCAAAGGCTTAGATAAACTGCGTGGATTGAGCAGTGAGTTGTCAAGAATGAGTAAAGGTGCAAAAGGTGCAGGGTTAAGTGTGAAGGGATTAATAACTGAAATGAGACAAAAAGAAAGAACAGAAGTAAAAAGTATAAATAATACAAGAGCTTTGTCTAATGGTTATAGAGAACTAGCTAGGCAAGTAGATGTTAGTAGTCGTGAGTTTAGAGAGGCTACAAGAGAAGCTAATAGATTAGATAAGTCATTAAGAAAGATGCAAAGAACTGCTAGTCGTGGAATGGGTGGCAGGTTACGAGGTGCTGCAAAAACTGCTGGTGCTATAGGTGCTGCTGGTATTTTTGGTGGGGTTGAAGGTGCTGTTGGTGCAACTATTGGTGGCGTACTTGGTGGCGGTGTAGCAGGTGCTGCTGTTGGTGGTGCTGTTGGTGCAACATTAGGTGGTGCTAGACAATCATTAGGTGAAATAGGTTCATATACAGCTGAATTGAAAAAGCAAAGATTAGCATTAAAACTTGTTATTGGTGACACAGAACAATACAATCAAGCACAGGAGTTTTTAGCAAAAACAAGTGCAGAGTTAGCAATACCACAAGACGTTATTGTAAGACAATTCACAGCCCTCACAGCATCAGTAACTGGTGCAGGTAAATCTGTAAAAGATGCACAGGATGTATTTGTTTCTATAGCTTCTGGTATAAGAGGTACTGGTGGATCATTAGAAGATATGCGATCAGCGATGGTTGCAACTGCACAGGTATTCTCAAAAGGTAAGGTATCGGCAGAAGAACTCAGACAACAACTCGGTGAACGCTTACCTGGGGCTTTTACATTATTTGCTGCTTCTATGGGTATGGTTCCAGCAGATTTAGATAAAGCATTAGAGCAGGGTAAAGTAACACTCGATGATTTCTTAGGATTTAGTAAATTATTATTTGCAGAATATGGAGAAAATGCAAAGATTCTTGCAGAATCACCTGCTGCTGCTGGAGATAGATTAGCTACAGAGTTTTCTAATTTTAAAGATAACTTTGGTGGTTTGTTTGCAAATATTGGTGCTTTATTTCAAGATCAAACAACAAAAACACTGAAATTCTTTAACACAAATAAAGATATTATAAAAAAAAGTATTACTGATATTGTTAATATTTTTCAAGGAGTTGGTCGTGTTCTTAAAAAAATTGCATCAGATATTTTTGGTGTTGTATCAGGTGTGTTTGATTTTTTTGTCGGCAACATAAGAAAAGCTTTTGACAAAGTGGCCGAGATGGTTAACGCAATGTTAGATGCATTAGGCGATACCTTAGAAGGATTTAAAAAGATACCAGGGTTAGGCAATATAATACAAAACTTTCAAGACTTTGATTTTAGGATAAAGCTTAGTGAAGGCAATCAAGAAGGTATAAAAAAAGCAATACAACCAGCAATTGATTATAAGAATGAGCTAAAAAAACTGTTTGAAGGTACTGAAAATATGACGATAGAGGAGGTGTTTGGGACTCCTAAGTTTGATGAGTTTGTAGAAAATGCACAACGAGCAAAAGAAGCTACAGGTGAACTTAAGAAAGAATTAGATGAAACATTTGGTACAAAGGTTGCAGCAGGTATGCAAAGTTATATTGAGTCTATTAAAGATGTAACAAAACAAATACAAAGCACTGTTGTTAATGCATTTAAAAATATGGAAGATGCACTTGTTAATTTTGTAATGACAGGAAAATTAAATTTTAGTGATTTTGCAAGATCTCTTATAGCAGACATGACAAGAATTATTATTAGACAAAAAGTAATGATGCCTTTGTTAAAAGGTGTAAATAGTATTTTTAATCTTGGATTGTCATTTAGTGCAATGGGTAATGCTTTTGCTAAAGAAGGTTTAATGAAATATGCAAAAGGTGGAGTTGTAACACAGCCAACATTTTTTCGTTACGGAGCAGCAGGTAATTTAGGTTTAATGGGAGAGGCTGGATCGCCAGAAGCAATATTACCTCTCAAACGTGGTCGTTCTGGTAATTTAGGAGTTGAGTCATCTGGTGGGGGATCTACTAATATAGTTGTAAACGTAGACGCATCAGGTTCTTCTGTTGAGGGAGATACTGGTCAGGCAAATGAATTTGGCAATGTATTAGCACAAGCTATACAAGCTGAATTAATTGCACAAAAACGTGCTGGAGGACTTTTATCTAACGCATAACTATGGCTACCTTCCCTGCTATTAACCCATCTTTTGGACAGCGTAAATCAAGTCAACCTAATATAAAAAGCATACGTTATGCTGATGGATTTGAGCAGCGTCAATTAATAGGTATTGCAGCACATCAAAATCCCAAAAACTATAGTCTTAAATTTGAAAATATTACAGAAGCAGAAAGTGATACAATAGAATATTTTTTAAATGAAAGGGCATTAGATCAAGCTTCATTTACCTTTACACCGCCTGGTGAAGACTATTCAAAAACAGGTACATATAGTCAAAGCGGAACAACCATAACAATAACAATTACTGATCATCAATTATTTGCTAATGATTCTATTACTGTAGATTTTACTTCTGGTAGTGCAACAGATGGCAATTTTTCTGTAGTGTCTCTGACAAGTGCAAATGTATTTACGATTACTGCTGGTAGCAGTGGTACTAATTCTGGTAATTGTACAGTAACAAAATCAGGTGCATCACAATTTATTTGTAGAAGATGGAACAAAACTATTAATTTTGCAAATCGTGCAACGATATCAGCTACTTTTGAGGAGGTTTTTGAACCATAATGGCAATACCTACAGAAGAACTACAAAAAGTAAATCCAAGTGCAAAGATTGAATTGTTCGAAATACATTTAGTCGCTGCATTACATGGCAGTAGTGATGTAAGTAGATTTCATAATGGTATTAATATGAACACTACATTCAATGTTGTTTTTCAAGGAAATACATATACACGCATACCAATAGAAGCAAATGGATTTGAATATCAAGCAACAAGAACATCTAGGCCAAGACCTACATTAAGGATTAGCAATATATTGTCTACTGTTACTGCATTAATGACGCAAGCAAACCTAACTACGCCTAAAAATGATTTAAATGGTGCTAAATTTGTACGAAAAGTTACGATGTTGCGTTATTTAGACAATGCTAATTTTGAATCAGGTACAAATCCATATGGAACACCTGCTAATAATACATATGAAAATCAGACATTTTTTATTGATAGAAAAACTGTAGAAAGTAAAGATTTTGTGGAATTTGAATGTACATCATCTTTAGACTTGCAAAATCGTAATGCACCTAAGAGAATAATTACAAGAAAAGATTTTCCATCTGTTGGTACGTTTGCATGAACACTTGGCAAGAACAGGCATTACATCATGCTAAAACATTATTACCTGATGAGAGTTGTGGTTTAGTTATAGATGTAGATGGTAAACAAGAATATTATCCATGTAAAAATATAGCTATAGAAGGAGCTAATAGTTTTACAATAGATCCAGAAGATTATGCAAAAGCAGAAGAAACAGGAACTGTATTACATATATGCCATTCACACCCAAACGGAGACTTAACTGCATCAGAAAAAGATATAAAAAACTGTAATTTTCTTGGGTTATCTTGGTTTATATTTAATCCTTTAGATGATGAATGTATAGAGCTAAAACCAAAAGTTCATAAACCAATGCTTTCAAGAGATAAATTTATAGATAGGGAAAAAACAAAAGATGAAAAAGGTTTACGCAAAATAAAAGTATATGGAAGATTAGCACAATTAGTAGGTTGGCACGTTAATTATGCAGATGTAAAAAATATGAAAGACGTATATAAATATCTTGTATGTAATTATCCTGAGATAAATAAACATTTACAAGAAAATATGTATCGTATAACCATCAATAATGATGTTGTAAAAACAGAAGATGATTTATTAGTTCATAGTGAGGGTGAAATAAGAATTATACCTTTAGTATCTGGTGCATGGTTTTGGGTTGCAGCTGCATTTTTTGGTGCTGGTGCTGCTGCAACTGCTGTTGGTGGTGCAGTATTTGCAGCAATTGGAGGTATTCTCACAACTATTGGTACATCAATGGCTATAAGTGGTGTTACAAATATGCTTTTTCCACAGCAACAGCCAAATGTAGGTGATGTACAAAGTGGACTAAGCGAGACAGATGCAAGGGTTAATTATTCATTTAGTGGTATTCAAAATGTATCAAGAAGTGGTGTTTGTATACCATTAATCTATGGAGAAGTTTTTACTGGATCTATTGTAGTAAGTTCTGGTACTGATACTGCTCCTGTATTTAAGGATTAATTATGACCATTCCAAGTAATATTACTGACGCAAATAGTCTTAGATTTAAGAAAAATGATGTTGAAGGTCAGCTTAATATAAGATATTACGATAGTGAGATGAAAGAAGGCGAGATTGGATCTCGTCAGTTTGTCACTTTATTAGATGTTATTGCAGAAGGAGAGATTGCAGGTTTTCCATCTGCTATAGCTGCTGGACATACTCAAGGCACAAATGATTACAACACGACTAGTTTAAAAGATGTATTTTTAAACAATACACAAGTTTTAAAACAATCAGCACCAAATACAAATCCTGATGATTCTGATTTTAATTTTGGTACTGCTGATTCAAATAGACCAAGATTTATTCCACGTTTTGGTAAGTCCTCACAAACAAGAATACCAGGGTTAAAAGAAACAGAAAGAGATAGAACTGTTGGTGTAACCGTAACAGTAGCAAGTCCACAAACAGTAACTATCACAGATACATCTACTGAAGGAATTAGAGTAACGATAGGTTTTCCTAGATTACAGAAAATTGAAGATGATGGGAATATATCAGGTACTACTGTTAATTATAATATTGAGGTTCAAGATCAGGCAGGTACAACCTTAAAAAAAATAATACCTTCTGTAAGCGGTGGTGGCACATTACCAAGTAATACTACTACTGGTGCTTTAGTAACAGGTAAAAGCACATCACCTTATTTTAAAGATCATATAATATTTTTACCTGATGATATACAGAGTTCTGATTTTCCATTGACAGTAACTGTTACAAGAATAACAGACGATAGCACTGACAATTTATTGCAAAATGCATTTGAATTTACATCAATAACTGAGCTTATTTTTGATCCATCAACATATAACAACACCTCGCTTGCTGCTTTACGTTTTGATTCTGAAATTTTCAGATCAATACCAAGACGTACTTATAGGGTGCGTGGAAGATTAATAAAAATTCCACATAATGCAACTGTAAGATCTGATGGTTCTTTGTCTTTCAGTGGATCATTTAACGGAACACTCAAAACTGCAAAAGAATATTGTAATGATCCAGCTTGGGTTCTTTATGACATTATTACGGAAAGTAGGGCTGGATTTGGTGATTTTGTTTCTGAAGATCAAGTAGATAAATATGCTTTTTATTCTGCTTCAGAATATAACTCTACTCTTATAGATAATGGTCAAGGTGGTACATCGCCTAGATTTAGTTGCAATATTGTTATTCAAAGTAGCCATCAAGCCTATACATTATTAAATAAAATTGCATCAATAATGAGAGCAACTTTATTTTACGAAGATGGTAAAATAACTCTTTCACAAGACAGGCCGACAACAAGTAGTTATTTTTTTTCATATGCTAATGTTACAGAAGATGGTTTTGTTTACACAGGTGTTAGCCAAGCTACAAAAGATACAGTAGTAAATGTTAAATATTTTCAAAATGAAACAAGAACATATGAATATGAAACTGTTGAAGATACATCTGCAAATCAATCTAAATATGGCGTTGTTGTAAAAAATATAGAAGCAATAGGCTGTAGTGATCAGGCACAAGCTAGAAGAATGGGTTTGTGGCATCTTTACACACAGAACAATGAAACTGAAACAGTTGCATTTACTACAACAGCAGATGCAGGTTCATTAATTAGACCTGGTGATATTATTACTGTTCAAGACCCTGTTCGTAGTGGAGTAAGAAGATCAGGGAGAATATCAGCAGCTACAACTACACAGATAACTGTTGATAATACAAAAGATTTACCAACAGAGGCAGCTAGTGGTGATCAGTTATCAGTAATACTTACAGATGGTACGTTAGAAACTCAAACAATATCAACAATAGAAGGTTCTGTTATTACAGTTTCAAGTGCATACGCTTCTGCACCACAAGTAAATGGAATGTGGTTGTTAGTTAGAGCAACAACAGAAACAGAAGATTTTAAGGTTATATCTGTTAAAGAAGACAACAATTTATTTACTATTGCAGCGATGTTTCATAATCCAGATAAATATGCATTTGTTGAAGATGGTGCAGCGATAACAATACCTGTTATATCAAATCTTATTGAACCAAAACCAGCACCAAGTAGTATTTCAGCAGAAGAAAGAATTATAGTTCTTGGTGATAGAGCAGTGAGTAAGTTAATTGTTTCATGGCAGCCAGTAGCAGGTGTTTCTCAATATTCTATAAAACATAAATTTAATAATGGTAGTTTTCAGACAACGATTGTACAAAGTCCTGTTTTTGAAATATTTGACAGTGAATTAGGTACATATGAGTTTGAAGTGCATAGTTATAATGCATTTTTTGAGCCAAGTATAGATTCAACTTCATTGACTTTTGTAGCAGAAGGTAAAACTGCTGTACCTGCTGATGTTACAGGACTTCTTGTAGAACCTGTATCTGATCAATTTTTGCGTTTACGTTTTGATCAATCCACGGATGTTGATGTAGTACATGGTGGAAACGTAGTCGTAAGACATAGTAATTTAACAGACGGTAGTGGTACTTTTACTAATTCTGTTGATATTATCCCTAGATTGCCAGGATCTGTGAGCGAGACACTTGTTCCAGCGATTGATGGTGAGTATATTTTAAAATTTAGGGATGATGGTGGTAGATTAAGTGCAGGTGAAGCATCTGTAGTTGTAACTAACCCTGACCCATTTCCTAAGCTTGTTACATTTACAGATAGAGAAGATACAGACAGCCCACCTTTTGCTGGTACAAAAGTTGATTGTTTCTTTTCTAATGATGTAAATGGCCTTGTTCTTGGTTCGTTAGAGACATTAGATAATGTAACAGACTTTGATGCAATTGCAGATTTTGACTTTTTAGGTGCTGTTGATATAACAGGTGGTTCTTATGATTTTGCAAATATTTTAGATTTAGGTTCTGTACATCCACTTAGACTAACTCGACATTTTGTAACACAAGGTTTTTATCCTAATGATCTTATAGATAAAAGATCAGCAAATATTGATACTTGGAGAGACTTTGATGCTGCTACTGCTTTTGATGTTAACGCTAAATTATTAGTTGCTACTACAACTGCTGCACCTAGTAATGGGTCAAGTTATCAAGATAGTGATTTTACAGGAAAAACATTTAATACATTCGCTAATGGTACGCATATAGGTAGAGGATTTAAATTTAGATGTGAAATGGATACTGATGACCCAGCACAAAGTATTGAAATAGATCAGCTAGGATATACAGCAGAATTAGATAGAAGAACAGAGCAAAAATCTAATTTAAGTTCTGGCACATCTTCTTCTGGGCTTGCTGTTACCTTTGACCATGCGTTCTTCACAGGTGCTACTGGTACTGATGTTGCAGCAGGTTCACAATTACCTAGTATTGGTATTACTGCTAATGATCTTGCTGGAACTGATCGTTTTGAAATAACTAACATAAGTGGTTCTGGTTTTACTATAAAATTTCTTAATGCAGGTAATGCTGTACAAAATAAAACATTTAGTTATACTGCCGTAGGATTTGGGCGTGGTAGTTAGTGTTAAATTAAGATATACTTAAATAAAAATTGGATTAGGTAATGGCTCAACACGATTATGTTATAGATAACTCTACTGGAGCTAATGTACGTGCAGATATAAACTCTGTTTTACAGGCTATAGCTACTAATAATTCACCTGTAGGTACTGGGCATACAAACCCACCTACCACAACATTTGCTACTTCTTGGTTTGCTGATTCTGACAATAATTTAATGAAGTTGCGTAATACTGCTGACAATGCATATATAAATTTATTTAGTCTTGCAGGCGCACCTGCTTTTCCATTAGATGGAACAATAAATTCTGTAAATATTGGTAAAGGTGCAAACTCTGTAGCTGGTAACACTGTCCTTGGAGAAAGTGCTTTAGATGCTGCTGTTACTGGTGGAAATAATACTGCTATTGGTAAAGGTGCATTAACTGCTAATACTTCTGGAAATAATAACACTGCATTAGGTAAAGATGCCCTTGAAATAACTACAACTGGAGCTTACAACGTTGCTGTAGGTGCTAATTCTCTGGATACCAATACATCTGGAAATAACAATACAGGTATTGGATATAGTTCTTTAGATTCTAATACAACAGCAGCTAACAACACTGCGGTTGGTTTTCAATCATTACTTGTAAACACAACTGGAACTCAGAACACAGCCGTTGGAGCTAATGCCCTTGATTCTAATACTACTGCTAATAACAATACCGCAGTTGGTTATTTAAGTTTAGGAGCAAACACAACTGGAACGCAGAATACTGCTGTAGGAGAAAGTGCGTTAGATGCTAATACTACTGGCTCTAATAATACTTGCCTTGGTCAGGGAGCTTTAGGAGCTAATACAACAGCAAATAATAATACTGCTATCGGTAGATTTGCATTAAATGAAAATACTACAGGTATTGAAAACGTAGCTGTGGGTTTAAGTGCTTTAAGAGTTAATTCAACAGCAAATTACAATGTTGCAATAGGTAAGTCTGCATTAGAATTTAACACTACTGGTACATTAAACGTAGGTGTCGGCACTTTTGCTTTGCAGGTCAACACCACAGGTAGTTCTAATACCTCAGTAGGATATTCTGCTTTGGATGCAAACACAACTGGTAGTGAAAATACAGCTTTAGGAAGGAGTGCTTTGGGGGCAGCCACTACAGCTTCTTATAACACTGCATTAGGCAAAGATTCAATGTTTACAAATACTACTGGGGCTAACAATACCGCAGTAGGATTTAATTCCTTAAGAAATCAGACTACAGGAGATCAAAATACAGCATTAGGTCGTAGTGCATTAGCTAATAACTCAACAGCAGATAACAACACCGCTGTAGGATATGCAGCATTAGATCAAAACACAACTGGAGCAAAAAACGTAGCTGTAGGTGCTACCGCCTTAGATGCTAATACCACAGGAGGAAATAATGTAGCAGTCGGTTATAAGGCGTTAGGTGCAAATACAACAGCAAGTAATAACACTGGTTGTGGTTATGGAGCTATGGAAGCCAACACAACTGGTTCTAATAATACTGCTGTAGGACTTTTTGCATTATCATTAAACACAACTGGATTTCAAAATGTTGCTGTAGGTAGTAGTTCGTTAGATGCTAATACTACAGGTGCTTATAATGTTGCTGTCGGTCATTCAGCTTTAGGATCAAATACTACAGCAAACAGTAATGTTGGAGTGGGATATGTAGCTTTATTTGCAAACACAACTGGAACTCACAATACCGCAGTAGGCACTGAAGCTTTAGATGCTAATACAACAGCAGGTAGTAACACTGCAATTGGAAGATCAGCATTAGGAGCAGTCACAACAGGGGGAATAAACACTGCCGTAGGAGCTTTTTGTGCAGATGCTATTACCACTGGCACTGAGAATACTGCTATGGGTGTAAGTTGTTTTACAGACAACACTACAGGGTCTAAAAACACAGCGATCGGAAGATCAGCAATGCTTAATAACACCACTGGAGACAATAATACAGCCGTAGGACATAGTGCATCGTTATTGGGTACCACTGCAAGCAATAACGTCTCAATGGGATATTTTGCTTTAGAGAAAAATCAAACTGGAAATCAAAATGTATCTATCGGAGTAGAAAGTATGCTGGCAAACACAAGCGCTAGTCAAAATACTGCTGTAGGTTATCGTGCTTTATTTGCAAACACAGTAGGATTTTCTAATTGTGCATTTGGTTCAAATGCTTTAGATGCCTGTACTGACGGTGACAATAACCAAGCTTTTGGCCATGACGCATTAGGCGCTTGTACTACTGGTAGAAATAATAATGCAGTTGGAAGGCAAGCGTTAAGAGATTTAACATCAGGAAGTCAAAATGTAGGTATAGGTGGTGATGCTATGCAAGGCGTAACAACAGGAGAAAATAATATAGGGATTGGACATGATGCTGGAAGGAGTAATTCACCCGGAGGCAATGTTACAACTGGTAGCAATAGAATAGTTTTAGGTAATGATAATACAACTGAATTATTCTGTGCTGATACTTCAATATCTGATTCTGATTTAAGAGATAAAACAGATATTACTGATTTTAGTATTGGACTTGATTGGATTAAAGCACTCAGACCAGTTACTTATAGATGGGATAAAAGAACGTGGTATGGAACTGATGCAGAACCTTATGGTACACCCGATGGTTCCAAGAAAAAATCAAAAATCAATATTGGATTTTTAGCTCAAGAACTTCTTGCCGTAGAAAAAGCAAATGGCTACGGAGATAACAATGATAATATGTTAGTCTGCAATCTTACAGATGATGAGATGAGGTATGGAGTTAAATATGAAAGACTTGTTCCGATTCTTGTAAATGCAATAAAGGAGTTATCCGTAAAAGTCACAGCCCTCGAAGCAGGGTAAACTGTAAACAACTACTTTTTTATTATGGAAGAGAAAACAGCAGACGAAATTGCAGCGATCTTTTCAGCCGCTGGTGATAGCGTAACTGTTATTGGAACTGCTCAAGCATCAGATGAAACTGATGACGAATTCAAAGCCAAAATCAAACGTAATGTAGAGCATCTCGAAATCATCAAGGACTACAAAAAGCTTGATGGAACGACTTCTATCTGGACAACTGAATCATTTACAGACATAGATGCAGCTATAGTTGCTGGTAAAAAACTTTACTAAATTATGAATTTACAAGAAAGATTACAACAACTTGCTCAACAAA